TGATATGCCCATACCAGTAAACTGTGTACCTAAGAGGGCAGATTGTCTAGCAGCATCAGCAGTTGAGAGCCCATAGTCAGCCATCGTTTTAGAAAACGCTTTCATTGTCTCTGCGCTAGAGCCAAACACTGCATCAAGAGCACCAAATTGCTGAGAGAGATCAGATGCAGACTTAACTGAATCAATAGCAATCTTAACTGCAAAAGCAGCAGAGGCAACTGCAACTACAGCAAATGATTTTACTGCCTTACTGGCAAACTTGTCAAAATTTGCACCCATCTTTTTGAGATCTTTTTCTGCTGCCTTTGTTCCTTTATCAGAATACTGAGTAAGAATTCTGGCAAGAACTGCACCTACTGCCATATCATGAACTCCTTCTCAGATTTAAATTTTTCTGTAAATTTTTTTTAACATCATCAAATGCTTTTGCAACATTTTTAACAATTCTATCTTTATTCTTATCAACAGATTTCCAGATTAAACGAGAAGCATTTCCTTCTTGCATCCCTAGATTCTTATTAAACTTGCTAAACTTATTTTTTCTTCCTGCTAATTCATAAATAACACCAGCAGCAGACTTATTCTTTAATGCACCAGCAGAAGTAGTGTAACCTTTTGATCTGTTAACTTTTCCTTCTGCCTTGCTAGAACTAATTCCTGATTTAATTATGCTTTGATCCCATGCTGGCCAACCAGCACCACCACGAGAACGAGGATTGCGAGCAGGCTGAGTATTCCAACCACTAAGTGGAGGTTCTGCAGTGACAAAACTTTGTGCATCTTTTTTAGCACTTCTCAGTTCAGAATTAATAACTTTTTTAAATTCTTTTACTGCATTTTTGTCAAACTGCTCTAATGACTTTAGTGTTTCCTTTACTCCAGTTAACACTATTACGTTTTTTCTCATTACCTACCCGCATCCTTTGATCGTTCTTTAATATAAATAACGATTGCTTCAAGTACACCATCAGGTGCTTCAAGCAAATCTACTGGAGAAATCCCAGTCTCCACAGAAACCATTGCTAGCGTATAGGTTAGGCTGTCTCTGTGGATTCGGAATTTGGGTCAGACTCTAACTCTACACTGTCAAGAGTGTCTAGAAATGCTTCTCCAAAAGGCTTTACGGCCTTTCCAGCATCCTTCATGGCTCCCCAGGCCAAGAAGTAGATATGTTCTAATTTCTGATCTTCAGTTAGGAGTTTAGCAAAACCCTTGTTAAATTTTTGTTCAAACGCAACAAGTGTCTTTGGACGAAGAGGATATACTCCTTCTTCTCCATCGCTAGTCTTTACTTTTATACTTAGTCCATCCATTTTATGTCCCCTTTCAAGGTATAGTTTGTATTATGGTGTTACATCTTTTGTGATTGCACCAGAGATAGGCCAGGATACAGAAACTGTACTTAATTGGCCAACACTAGCATTGAGTGGACTCCACTCAGTAACTAATGCCTCAAACTGATATTCTGGATTTGTTGCAGATTTTGCTGTACTTAAAGGTCTTACGACACATGATACCTTAGTTCCTACACGACTGACACTTGTTCCATCTCCATTAAAAAATTGTTCAATAGAGTCAGAGGCAAAGTCTTGGTAGAAGTCAAAGGTGACTAAATTAGTTCCAACTCCTGCAATTACTTCCTTATAAATAACTCCAGCCTGAACTGGAGTCACATCAAGAATGTCATGAACAGTAGACAATGTTATATTGGAAATATGGTCACTAAAATCATTAGTACCTTCAAATACAACATATGCGTTAGTTAGAACTATCTTAGCCATGATTAAGGAGTTACATCCTTGACAATGCCACCTGAGATTGGCCATGTAACAGAGGCTGTTGCTAATTCCCCAACTGCTCCATTGAGTGGTGTCCACTCTGAAATCAAAGCATTAAATTGATATTCTGGGTTATCTGCTGCGACTGTACCTGATGTAGGTGAGACTGTTACTGATGCAACTGTTCCCAATAGTGGGTAAACTGTTGCTTCAACTTCTGATGTTGCATAATCTTGGTGGAACTCAAAAGTTACTGAGTTATCCGCTAGACCTGCAATACGAGACTTTGCTGCTTCAGGAACATTTCCTGCTGCAAAGGCTGTTGTCTCTAGAACATCGTATGTTGTTGAAAGACTTACGCTGGAGATATGATCACTTAGATCAACTGCTCCGATTAATACTTTTACATTTGTTAATACTATTCTTGCCATTCTTTTTCTCCTTCTGAGTTATCTGATTGAAATGCAGGCTCTTCTTCATTAAAGGAGAAATCCTGTTTTGGTGCTGGTGTTGCTTTTACTGCTGTTCCTGCATTTGCGATTGTGATATGACCAGATGCAAGTAAATGTTCTACATTTGCTCCTGCACCAAGTATATCATCTACAGTAAGTTTATCATCTTTTACCTTACCGCAAACTTTTTTATTTGAGGTTACTACATATTGCATTTGTTCTCCTTATCCCCAGATTGTGAGGTTATAACGATAAGATAAAAAGTTTTGATCTCCAGAAGAATATGTACCACTGTCTGCACTTATAACTCTGAGTGTATCAACAAGTCCACCTAATGATCTGTCTGATTCTAAAGCAGTTTTAATTGAACCTTTACCACTTCCAGACAAGAAATTATCAAGTTTATCTTGTGCACTTCTTTCTGACATTCTTTGAACAATCACATAAATATCAACAGATGCTTGGTCTAAACCACGAGCATTATCAATATCAAAAGTGAAATCTAATTGGCCAACTATGGCACATGGTGGAACAATTACATCAGGGATTAAATCATAAGTTCTCAGATTTGTAATTGTTTGCAAATTCTTTTTTAAGGCATCTCGTACGCCATTAATATTGGTCATTGACATTTTAGTAAGCCAATCCAAAGTTTCTGCGGAATGTCTTTAGTAGTATCTCAACATCTGGATCTAGTCTTGAATTAAGACGAACTGTTCCTAATTCTACAGAACCAGCAATACCAAATGGAGATTGCTTTCTGATAAATAATCTTGATGCTTGTATCTTACAAGCAAGTTGTACCTCATAAGGTACTTCTTTCCATCCAAAGATTCCAGTTAGTCTAACTGTCTGAGGAAAGAAATATGGGAAAACATATGTTTGAATTGCTAAGAGTCTTGTTACTGGCCATCCCTTAGTAGGATTGTTTACTGGCTCATACATAACATCTGTATCTAGGTTCCATGTCTGATTAAATGGGCCTGATTGGTTTGCCCTTGTTTTTAACTCTGTAGGTTCTACTAAGTCATCTATCTCTAAGTACCATGGATTTACTGGTGAGTAGTATCTAATTTCAGGAAGAGAAATAGTTCCTTGTTGGAAGAAAGATCTTTGGCAGTAGTCATCAATCATACGGCTTGCAGACAAAATAGCCATTTGAATGTCTTGATCATCAACGCTATCCTGAATCTGCAGTCCATTTCTTACATCAGCCAAAGTTGTATAAACATTATCTGGCTGGTTGTTAGTGGCAACCGTAGGTTTACTCATTTATTCCTCTTCTCCAATTTAGGCAACATAGCCTTCTCCATCTTAGGAGTAGCACTTGCTGTCTCTTTCTTAATCTTAAAGATATTCTTTATTTTTTTCATAACTTCCTTTTTTTAAAAGGAGTGGGTTAACAACGGGGACTTCATCAACCCACTCCCTCCTTAGATTTCTCTAAGTATTACATAGAATTAACCATGTAAACTTTAGAATGTAGGTGTTACAAGACCAGTTCCTGAGATCTTTGCAAATGCTGCAGGGTAACGGCCAGCAGTTGCTGCTGCGTATCCGTATACGACTGACTTGATTGTCAATGATCCAGCACCTGTTGCATCAAAGTTCAATGCAAATGGTGATCCTGCTTGCTCCCATAGGTGGAATTCTGGTGCAGTTACGCAATAGATTTCATCCTCATCAGTATCAACACCTGCTGATGTTGTAACATTTGCATCTGCAACGATTGGTAGACCCATCAATGAGTAACCTGAGTTACCGTAGAATGCTTGGGCTGCACCTGTTGCGAATGCGTTCATTGGTCCATTGATAGTTGGAACTACTAGTGGACGACCTGTTAAATCAACTGATGCTAGCAAAAATGCTAGACGACGAGGGTGCATGACCCAGTGTGTAGGATTCATGAATACGCCAGTCTGTACCTTCTGGTAGGCATCTGCCAACTTTGGATATAGTTCAGCAACTGTTGGTGATGCATCTGTGTATTCTACAGATCCAATTCCAACTGTGTTTGAAAGACCCAGGATAGCACCTGAAGAACCATCACCATTTAGGATCTGGAAGTCAAGTGTTGTGTGCCATCCACGGATAAGGTCAGCGATAATGAATGAATCAATACCTGTTCCACGCTCAATGGCCTGCTTTGAGATATCTTGCTGTCCTGCAATTGTACGAACATTTACAGTAAGTAGTGTATCGTCGGCATTTTGCTCTGCGATTGCATCATTTTCGGCAGCCTGAACTGCAGTTGATGTACCAGTTGTCATGCGTGAGATATTTAGTGTCATACCTGCTGGAGGCAAGACCATCTTGTTTGTTGCAAAGTCAGCCGTTGGGCGACCCGCTCTTGCTAGAGGTGCTGCTAGATCAACTAAATACTGCGGAATTACAAGACCAGCAAAGTTGCCAGTACCAACATCACGACGCTCAATTTCCTCTTCACGAGTGTGACGAGCAAGACGCTCTTGTGCTGCATAGTCATTGCTGAACTTTGCTGAGAATGCATCCTTTACGAATGATGCTTCTGATTGTGGTGCGTATGTACGGGCTTCGCCTGTTACTCGTGCTCCGCCAACCTTTGGCATTACAACATCTGCAACTGCTGAGCGTACTTCTGCCACCTTAGCATCAGAATCTGCTTGTGCTTTGAACTTTTCAATCTTTGAATCTAGTGAGCGTGACTCTTCAACCAAGGCATCAACCTTTGCTGATTCGGCTTCTGTAAGGTCTGTGCGTGATTCTGCTGCTACTGCATCAAGAATCTCATCCATTTCTACCTTAACTGCATCACGGCGTTCAATTACTTTGTCTAAAAACGACATTTATTGTTCTCCTTTGTGAGTTTGTTTAAGTTTGAGGTGGTGGCTATGCATTTCACGACGCTTACGGGTGTGAGCCTAACTCCGACTTCAGTCCTATCTTTTACAATAGGAATATTATTTTATATTGTTTCTCTTTGCTTGTGCTAAGCGTAGAGAGTATGATCTTGGCATATTGTCTGGCAAGAAGTTTAGGACTGATGGAAAATCTACAACAACCTTTGATCCTCCTCCAGGAACATCTATGATATTCAGAACATTAGAAGTTTCTTCTTGTGCTTCTGGAAGTGGGTCAATAGATGTTAGTTCAGACATTTTATGTCCAACAAGAGTATCTGTTGCTTCCCAGCCACCTTCTACTTCTTTGTATAAGAGAATAAGTACTGCTGGATCTCCTTCTTCTGCATTAATTGTAAAATCAGATCCAGGAACATCAATAGATCCTGTCATCTTAATCTCAACAATACGACCTCTTGCAATACCACCAGATGAGTTCCAACGAACAAAGTCTCCAACTGCTTCACGAACTTCAGACATTTCTTCATCTTTAGACATTTCTTCATCTTCAGACATTACAACATCTCCAAGCAACATAGACATAACTTCTACTGCCTTCATGATGTATTCATGGCCTTCTGATAAGTCTCCAAATACTTGCTTTAATACTAGTAGTGATTCTCCTGTTATTTCTCTACCCTGTTTTACTTCATGAATTGCTCTCTTTAGTGCTTCTCTTGCCTCTACAGAAGTAGTTGGATATGCAGGATATGTGACGATTGATACATCACCATCTGCAAGGCTGACCTCAGTAAGCATACGCTCTGAGCGATCTTTATTGTAGGTTTGACGAATTACTCTGAATGCAAATGACATTTGATCTACATCTCCTCTTTCAACAAGAGTATACAGGTCTTTTGCTTCTTGTGTATCTGCTAACTCTGCTTCAAAGTATAATCCTACTTCATCTTCAGTTAATCTTAATGTACCGTTTTTTGTTCTGGCCATTGGCAATCCCTCATGGTTAATAAGTAGGCGAACATCTGGTGTCTCTGTTAATGTCTTTCTAAATGCTCCAGGAGCAATCTTCTCAATAAAAGGAAGTGGAACAGATTCTTCATTAAATACGGCAGCGTACCCTGCAAGTCGCATAGTACCTTCATCTGTTTGTCTTGCTTCCATCTTTTGAATGGTAAAGGTACGGCGTTCAGTCTTTTTCATTTTGCTCCTTGCATTAGTTTCATTGTTTAAAGTTTCTACTTGACGATTAGCCCAATCTTCTGCTGCGTCATCAAAATCTGCATTTCCTCCCCAAAGTAACCAAGCAACAAGCCCTGGGCCTGGATATTCTGAATCAGATGGGTTACTGTTCTTAGGTGCTTGACCGTCAACCTTGTGTCTTGCATACCACGGACCCATCTTTCTTACTTTTGGTTCAGATATATTTCCTGCTGCCATCTCTCTAGCCTCACGCTTTGTAGCATCAGTTAACCCATCTCCACCAAAACCTTCAGCCAGATAATCTAGCCCACGCTGTGCGTTATCTCTAATAAACTGCGGAACTTCAATTGGCATTTGCAAAACCTATTGGCTTCTTTTCAATAGTTTTCATTATTCTGACACCTTATAAACTGATTCAGGGTCTTCTGGATCAATTAAGGCAACCTGTTGCAATTGTGCTGAAGGAAGTCCTGTGTGAGATAGTTTCATATCTAGCATATCTGAAACATCATTTGGATTATAACCTGCTTGGACTAGAATAGAGGCAATCTCAGCCTTCATTTTATCCCCGACCAGGGGAGCCTGATTAGCATCAATGTTTTGTAATGGCAAGCGAAATTGATCTCCAGAATCGCCAAGGGAAGAAAGGTCTTCATATGATCTTACATCGTTTAATGATAAAAATCCTTCTCTTAGTCCCTTACCATAGGCCTCAAACCTTTCGTTTGTTGTACCTCGCAAAAGTGCATCAAGGTTAAATCTAACAAAGCCATCTGGCTCAGGAAGAAGAGGAGAAAGTGATTGTTCTAGTCTTTCTAATAAAGGACGCAGTGAATGTTGTACAAATGATAGGTTTTGTGCTTCAACAGATGCATAAGACATAGCACCTGATGTAGGATGACCCAGTAAACTTAAAGGAACTCTAAAGATTCTTGCAATGTCTTCCACATTAAATTTTCTAACTTCAATTAATTGTGCATCTGCAGCGTTTAATGATAGTGGCTTAAATGCAGCACCACCAGATAAGATACCAATTTTTCCTGACATGTACGGACCAGCATGAGACTCTTGCCAATTTCTTGATATGTCTGCTGCTTGCTCTGCATTCAGTTCACCTGCAACCTCAATTACACCGCCAGGATTAGCAGCGTTACCAAAATATGAAGCAGCATATGTATCAGAAGCCTGTGCAATACCAATAGACATACGACAGGCACCAATAGGACTTAATCCATAATGTGATCCTGGCAATCTAAATAGTGGGATATGAAGAAGTTCATTATTTGTTAGAACCCTGTCGTATAGGCCATTTTCTTCTTTAACTCTGTATACTAAAGGCTCTCCTGCTCCAAGTCTTTCAATTCTTACTTCATTTGGATTGAGTACATATAGTTCTACTACTTCATTGTTTTCATCCCGTACCGTCAAAATAAATGCATTACCATGTAGGTGTAGAGATGTTATTACTTGTTCAATAAATTCTAATCTTGTTGATTCTGGGTTTGGCTTGTTTACCCACTCAGGAGTTGCTCCGTATACTGATGCATAGGAAAGACGATTGCGACCACGACGAACATAGGCACCCATTGGCAATGAAGAGATAGTATCTCCAAGTAATCTCACGCAAGAATAAACGGTAGATGTACGAATAGCAGACTCTGTATCAACATAAGTACCTGTATTAGCAACACCAAATAAAGGTCGTGGTGGAATTAAAGGCATTATGTATTGATTGTTCATATCTCTAGCCTCTTCAGAAGCCTTCAATCTTTTAGATAGACTCATTATTTACCCTTTTCCATTATCTAAT